GGTGCAGGTTTCATCGTCCTGCTCAAATGTCATCCCATCAAATTGGGGATGGCTGTTGATAATGCGTGACCAGCCATCCACACCAACAACCGGCACAATGCCATTCTGGCGGTCTGGGAAGGCGTAAATTTCTTTTGTCCATGGGTTTAGGCCGTGCTGGTTGGCCACGGTTAAAAGTGCCACCATTTGGCTATCGCTAACTTGGCCCTTAAATGCGGTGGCTTTAAGCGTATCGATCAGGTCGCTGCCATCGCCCATGTTTAACTGAGAAGCGAGTTTGGCCGTTAGCGTGGTTAACGCTTGTGTCATGTTTAACTCCAGTTGGTTGGTGTGTTTAGTTGCCCAGCAAAACCCATGTAACCGCAAACGCAATGGCGGCCACGCCAATAACGATTAGCGACAGGTCGTAGGCAAGGTGTGGGTAATCATCTTGAGCGTGGATTTGCGGGCGAAACCCGTACGCTTCATCAAGCGTGCGTGGTGTGGCGCGCTCGATGTTTGGCTTTGTTGTTTGCATAGTGTTCTCCGTAACGTTGCAAGCAGCAACGTTTATTAAACACTATGTTTACGTTTAATGCAAACGTTTTGTTTAGCCGTGCGGGAAAAATTCTAAACGTAGTACGCCAACCACACGCGCCACAACCGTTATATCGTGGTCGCGCAGGTTTTCTACTAATTTGCTGGTAGGCGCGTCATAGGAAATTTGGTAGTCACCCGTAAAGGTGCGCGTCATGCGGCACACGTTGGGCACATCGTGAGCATCTAAAAACACGTACACGCCGTTGGCTTTCACCGTGGTTTGTGACACATCGCAAAGGTATACGTCATTTGCGTTGGCGGTTGGTTTCATGTTGTTGTCTGGCGCGTGCAAAAAGCGCAAAGTAGACAACTGCTGGCCGTAGTGACGCTCAAGAAACTGGCTGGAAAGCCGCAAAAAATCAACCAGCGGCTGCTCCACTGGGTTTGCTTGCGCTTGGTGGTTGCCTACGTATAAACGCGGGACATCGCGGTATTCAGTGCCATTGCCGTTGACCGGCGGCGGGTTGTTTGACATTTGCCCGCTGGCACTGGCCACCCACTCAACATTACACCCGATGCGCTCTTGCAGCAGCAGCAAGCCGCGGCGGCTAATGCCGCGGATTTCCCAGTTGTGCAGGGTTTGTGCGCTAACGCCCAAATAGCGCGCCAGTTCCGCTTGTGAGCCGATATTTTTAAGGGTTTGCGCGGCTTGGTACATCCGCTTTGCTTGTTCATCCATGTTGCACTCCGTTTACACGTGTTGAGTTATGTTTATAATGTGTTTACTTTTTATCAACACCATGAGGACAGTTTAACCATGATTAAACAAAACGCAAAGGAACAAGCGGCAGACAGGGAACTAATTAAAGCGCTTGGCGGCTGCACCGAAGTGGCCCGCAAAATTGGCATTGACAAGGTTAGCCCGCAACGGGTTGGCAACTGGCTGCGCCGCGGCATACCTAAGAAAGTGCGCCGCGAGTATGAGGACATCTTTAACACTGATAACAAGTAAAAAAAACACCGGGGACAAACCAATGGCAAAGAACTTTTATCGCTCTATAAACCCGCAGTTTTGGTCTGGCAAAACAGGCAAAGCGCTGCGCGGCAACCCTGAAGCCCAGCTACTGGCGCTATACCTTGTTACCAACCAGCACACCACAATGGAAGGTGTTTACCACCTACCAATAGCCTACATTTGCGCAGATACGGGCTTATCGGTTGAAGGGGCTACCAAGGGGCTTGCAAGGCTCTACGAAGCGGGTTTTTGTGAGTATTTTGATGAAGTTGAGGTGGTATTTGTTTACAAAATGCTGACCTACCAGAGCGGAAATCTAAAAAGTACCGATAACCGCACCATTGCAGTGCGNAAGTTTTACGANCAGCTAGAGGAAAGCGTTATAAAACAAAGGTTTGCAGAAATTTACTGGGAACTGCTGGGCATTGAATCAAAGCCCCTTGCAAGCCCCTTGCAAGCCCCTCGGGTATCAGTAGCAGTAACAGAAACAGTAACAGAAACAGTAACAGTAGAAGGCGCGCAAAAAGCAGAAGAACAAACGCCACCGGCCGCACCAAAGGTGCGACCCAAAAAAACCGCCACCCGTTTAGATGACACTTGGCAACTGCCAGACGAGTACGCCCAGTGGTGCAGAGAAAACCGGCCAGACTTAAACCCGTACACAGTTGCTGACCAGTTCAAGGACTACTGGATAGCGCAGCCCGGCGCTAAAGCACGCAAGCAGGACTGGTTTGCAACTTGGCGCAACTGGTGCAGAAACCAACGCGCCATAAACAGCCAGCCCACATGGGTGCAGCAACGCACCGCGTGGCTTGATGACGTAACCGGCAAAGCCAGCACGGATTACATCGACATGGACACTGATCAACCCCAGTTGAGGATGGTGAAATGAGCCTACCAATGCCAGCAGTTGAGCGCCTATTCCAGCGCTTGGCGCTTACCTACGGCAGCCAGTTCACGCGGATGTGGGATGGCACAAGCAGCGCTGACGTTAAAACCACTTGGGCACATGAACTGGCCATGTTTGCCAACAACCTGCCGGCCATCGGCTGGGCTTTGGAAAACCTGCCAGAGCGTTGCCCGAATTTGATTCAGTTTAAGAACCTTTGCAAACAAGCCCCACGGCCAGAAACAGCCAAGCTGGACTATGCCAAAGCAGATGCGCAGGTTGTTGACAAAGAAATTGCCAAAATTGCATCACAGGCCCTACAAGCGCCTAAAAATGACCGGGGTGATGTGGACCATAAGGCATGGGCAAAAAAGCTCGCACAGCGCCATTTAGACGGTGAGGTGCTGACTAACGTGCAAATAAAACTCTACAAAGCAGCGCTTGCAGAAAACAATGACTTGTAGATCAACTTCAACCGGCGTTTACGACTGGACCTGCGTTAACTGCTGCGTGCGTGCTTTGCGCAACACCACGGGCAACCGCCAAGCAGCGCTTGCCATGTTGTGGATTATTAAACGCACGCAAGGCGCACCAGACATTGAACAACTTAAACGGCTGGCATGGCCATGATTACCTACGTGCAAAAACGCCGCGGTGAATTGGCTGGTTTAACCGAGATTGACCACCAACGTTACACCGCGTTACGCAAAAAATTAGCCAATATGGCTGAAGGGCAATGCCTACGCATCGAATACGCCACGCCACGTAACCCGCTGCATCACCGTAAGTTTTTTGCGATGCTGGCGCTTATTGCCGAAAACAGCGAAATCTACGACACCGTTGAAAAAGCCTTACTGGCCGTAAAGCTAGTAACAGCCCATGTTGAGCCTTTTATTGACCCACGCACGGGCGAAATTTTGCAACTGCCGAAAAGCATTAGCTACGAAGCCATGAGCCAAGAGCAATTCGAGCACTTTTACCAAGCAGCGCTGGATGGAATCGTGCAGCACATTTTGCAGCATATGCCGCGTGAAAAAGCCGACAACATTGTGGAACTTATCTTAAGGGAATGGGCCTAGTGCAATCAAAAAACAAACGCCAAATGACCAGCACCGAGCGCCGCCACGTAGCAGCGGTAAAAAACCTACCGTGCAGCGTGTGTGATGCGCCACCACCTAGCGAAGCCCACGAAACCAAGCAAGGCAACTGGTTCACAGCTATAGCACTATGCGCTGACTGCCACCGCGGCAGCCACAACGGCATACACGGCCGCCGGCATATGTGGGCCGTTAAACGCATGGACGAAGATGACGCACTTAACCAAACCATTGCGAGACTGCTGCATGATTGAAATAAAGCTGCCGTGGCCACCAAAAGAACTAATGCCAAACAAAAGGCTTTACTGGGCTAAGGTTGCGCAACACAAGCGCACGCATAGAGCCGCCTGCGCGCAAGCAACCGCGGAACAATTAGAAGCAAATCCAGCAGCTTGCGCATTTAAGCGCCCACACCTGCACATGGTGTTTTACCCACCAAACCGCATTCGCCGAGACTGGGACAACCTAGTGGCCAGCATGAAAGCCGGGCTGGATGGCGTTTCTGACGCGCTAGGCATTGACGATCACCATTTCAAAATAAGCCTTGAAGTATCCACCCAGTTGGGCGGTTACGTAAACCTAACCATTACAGAGGACGCATGAAAGTTACACACGTAAAAACCGCTGACTTAATACCCTACGTCAACAATGCCCGCGTGCATAGTGAACAGCAGGTGGCGCAAATTGCCGCCAGCATAAAAGAATTTGGCTGGACCAACCCGGTGCTGATTGACGGTGATAACGGTTTGATCGCCGGGCACGGCCGCCTAGCGGCTGCACAAAAACTAGGCATGGAAAAAATTCCAGCCATACAAATGGCCGGCCTTAGCGAAGCGCAAAAAAAAGCGCTCATTTTGGCCGATAACAAATTGGCCCTTAACGCCACTTGGGACTATGACGTACTTAAGCTAGAAGTTGAGCACCTTAAAGAAATGGAGTTTGACATTGAATTAACCGGCTTTGACGAATCTGAGTTCAAAACGTATGAACCTAACTACGATTTGCTTGAAAACGAAAACGTAGACCAAGAAATTGACCAAATGGCCGCGGGCGTTAAGAAGGCCATACAGATTGAGTTCGACATTGACGATTATGACGAAGCTGCGGAAATCATTAAGTTCTGGCGTGGCCAAGGCGCTGACGTAGGGCAAATGATTCTTACCCATTTAAGGGCAGAAAAAGCCAAGCTATGAAAGTGTTTACGTTTTTCTACAATCGTTTTGAAACTGCTTCTACTAGCAAAGCGTTGCACCAAAACGGTATTCAGCACAAAGTGTTGATACACACGGACGCGGATTATGAGCGCTTTTGCAAGGGTGGAACAATCCATGGCGAACCGTTAGTAACTGGTAACGGTAAAGGGCTGGCATACCAGCGCAATTCAGCGCTAGCAATGATGAACGCAGGCGAATGGGCAGTGTTCATGTGTGATGATTTCCAAGGTATTAAATCGCTACCGTTTGAATGGATAACAAGCAACCGAAAGGAGTTGCCCATTAACCCCAGCACGCAAAATGTGTTTAGGCTAAACCAGCACAAGAAGCCTACCTTGCGTGAGATGTTTAGCCTTTTCCCTACCCTTACCGAACTGGCTGACCGCAACGGTATCCATCTAATTGGTTTTGGCCTGCACGACAACCCACGTAACCTACGCAAAAAATTCACTACACGCGGCCTAGCTGATGGCCGGTTTTGGCTAGTTAAAAAAGCAAATTATGCGTTTGACATAAAAGCACAGCTAATTGATGACGTAGCTTGGACAGCCGAAAACCTTTTACGCCACCGCAACGTGCTGGTGCTTAATTGGCTTGTGCCGTATTTTGAGCGCTACACCGCCGGTGGCTTTGGTTCTACGCAGCAACGCAAAGAATTGCGCCGCCAAGAATGCCAGTATTTGGTTAACAAGTACAACCCAGTGGTTAAGTTTGCGAAAAAACCCGGCTGGGATGCTGGAACTCACATAAAACTCTACGCCACGGATAACAACATTGCGATAGCCCGCAAAAGGAACGGCATTACATGAACACCTTACACCTTGCTAAACACGAGCACGCCGTAAAAATTGGTGACCCATGCCCCAGCATTGAACCAAACGTTACTGAAGATACCCTGTTTGTTGATAACGGCGAAGTCATAGGTTTTTACGTTAAACGCATACCTGAGCGCCTTGCACAGTTAGTTGAAATAGCTAACGCTGAACTGCGCAGCAGCCGCGTACCAAAAACGGAAATGAGCCGCGGCCCGCAAGGTAACAAGCAGCAAAAGCTAGAGCGTGCTAAAGCCGGTAAAAACTTGGTAACGCAGTACAGCACCATACTGGGTGCGGTAGCGCCTAAGCCGCATATGCGCCGCGATTACCCGACTATCTCTAGCGTGCACCAAGTAAAGACAGCGAAAACGTTTATCAAAGCCATGCTGCTGGCCTGCCGTGAAAGCGAGCAGCTTATTAAACAAATTGCGCCAAGCATATACCAACGGCAGTTAGACATAATCACACAGCAAGTGCCACCCAAATACAGGTTTGGCAACTTGTTTACCAGCAGCATTAGCAACTACAACATAGCTGCCGCATACCACCGGGACGCTGCCAACCTTGAAGGCTGCGTGAATGTGATTATCGCTAAACGCAGTGGCAGCAAGGGTGGTAACACCACCATCCCCGACTATGGCGCAACAGTAGATAGTTGCGACAACAGTATGCTGGTTTACCCAGCGTGGCGTAACGTGCACGGCGTAACACCAATACAAAAGCTAACGCCAGAAGGCTACCGCAATACGCTAGTTTTCTACCCGTTAAAAGCATTTAACAACTACTGGTAAACACCGCATGAGAAAACAATTGCAGGAACGGCTAGCACTGGCGTTAAACAGTGATGATCTTAAGTTAATCAAAACCCATTGCGACCTAGATAAGATTATCTGTAGTGG